ATTCCAGTCATCTTCAGTGATTAAGCCTTTCATAATCAACTGTTTCTTAAGAATACCGTAGAATAAATGAGAGAATCTTTTTCTTAGTCTATCAATAAACTTCTGGAATTTTACTTCATCACGCGTGATTTCGGTTGAACGACCCAAAGAAAACTGCGCTTCTTGTTCTAGTCTATTGATAGGAACGTTTAACGAACGATATAAGCGTTTCTGGAAGTAAATAATATCGTCAATCTGGCCGAGGTTTTCACCTCCAGGCAAGGTGGAGATCTCGGTACCACGCCCGCCCTCTCTACGAGGAAGCCAGAAGTCTTCTAGCATAGACATGTGTTTACGGTCGTCTCTAATCGCACCTGTATTTGCATCATATACTAGTTTATTTCTATACTTTGCCATAATATCTTTCATATATTGTTCGGCTTTACCTCTTGGTAAGTTACCAACATCAATATAAAAGATACGACGTTCGGGAGCTCTTGCTAGTCTGTAAATGACTAATGAGTCTTCCATCATACGTAATTGGTTAATAGGCTTTAGAGCTTTATGTAGATATGAAACAACTCGTTTACGATCTACATCTAGTAAACCTGATGTCACATAAGACACTGAATCATTAGAAAGCTTTACACCTTGGTTAGTTCCACCTGGTTTTTCTTGGTAGATATAGAATTCGTTTACTTGTTCTACCAAAGATGCACCAGTCACTGGATCTTTCTTACGTTTTACTTCTTTTACTTTACGAATCTTTGCAGCATCAATAGGCCTAATCTCTTGGATGCCAGCCTTAAGATTGTTCTCATCAACAACTAGATGATGATAGATTCTACCATCAATGTACCAACGTCTGAAAATATCATGTCCCATCTCTTGCATATTAAGCATAGCACATACATTATCAAACTCTTCTTGAATGCCTTTCTTGACTTGATCACTTATACCTTCAACTTTATCGAGTACAAGTTCTACAGGGGATTCGTTCTCTGAAGCAATAGATTCGTTTACAATATCTTCAATCGCTGCATCTACCTCCGGGTGTGTAGCAACAGCACGATATTGCTTAATATTCTGTAAGTTATCTTTAGAATGATTGTCACCATCAACGTTGACATACATGCCATAATGAGCACCTGCTGCAGTTACATAACCTGCACCATCCTCATCTGCTGGTGGGACAATAGAACGAAGTTTTTCAGCGTTGCGATCCTTTGCGCGCCGAATCTCAAATCCAAATAATTTTATACTATCATCAGCCATTTTCGTTCCTTGAAATAGAGTCAGAGGGGCCGTGAAGCCCCTCAAGTTTATTTATAAACGATTAAGTAGTTGTACCAGATTCCCAGTACTGGACTTGGAACTCAACAGTGAATCTCTCAATCTCATCATTTGCACCGTAGTTCAAATCAATTGGTGAGATAGCTGTTGGGAAACAACCACGGAAGTTATAAGTCTTCAATGTAGTACCGTCTTTGTCGATTTGCTCAACAATCAAGTCTGCTTCGTAATCAGTCACGTTAGTTAGACCGGTATTTTCATTATGCTGATTCATACCGTTCATCCAACGTTCCATTGCGTTACGAACATTGAAGTCTGTATCGTTAATAATTGTTGGTGTCCATACATCAAATGTACGATCACCAGCCATTTTTAGTTGGCGTCCACGGAATGGAACAATAATTGTACCAAGGGTGGAACCAGGCAACTGAGCTGCCTCGCAAAGGAATGATGTAAGTTCTACATCACCGTTTGCATAAGTTGGGAAGTTGATTGTCGCTTTGAACAGATTAGGTCTAGCGCCACCGCCTCTCAACTTGGATTTGAAATCATCAACTCCTAGAATAGCCATTTATATTACTCCTCTGACCTTATACTGTGCCTGCTACTTCTTCGAAGTCAACACCTGAACGCACAGCTACAAAGTTTAGAGTGATGTAGTTGATTGAACGTGCTGGCTTGATGAAGATGTTAGCAACGAATTCATTGCGATCTACCACAGCTGCAGTGTTGTTTGTTTCGTCACATACAACTCTGAAGTCTGTAATACCTCTTCTACCCCTGATCTCTCTCAAGAATGGTTCTACAATACCAACAAATTCAGCACGTGTAAATTCATCGTTGAATTCAAACAATGTGTTTCTAGCAGCAAGTGAGATTGCTCTCTCGATTACTAGGAACAAACGACGTACATTGATACGATCGAATGCTGATGGTCTGCTTAGTTTCGTTTTATCACCAAACAGTAGGACACCTTGGCCTGGGATATTAGCCACTGGGTTAATACCGGCTTTATAAAGCGTGTCTCTTTCTGCTTTAGTTGGTGTATAGGACAGTGCAGTAATACCTAGATATTGACCACGTCTTGGACCACCTGGTGAGAACCATGGAGCTGCGTTAACATCTGTTGCTGCCATAATACCGGCAGTAGATGATGCAGCAGGGATATAACGATACTTGTCATTATACTTATCATACACTTTTAGGTAGTTGTTGTCAACTACTAGGTATGAAGAGTTTGTGAATGTATTAGCTGTCGTTACAGCGTTGGCATTCGGTGTTGAACTGTTAACAATATCAGTTCTAGCTGGTGAAGCAACTGCGATACAATCTTTACGTGTTGATTGTGCAATAGTTACTAGATCGTTAACAACCGTCGTTTGATCTGCTCTTGCGTTCATACCTGGTGCAATTAGGAAATCAACCTGTACTGTATCTTTATCTTCTAGGTAGTCAAAACCAGTTGCTACGTTACCTGCTGTAAGAACACCAGAATTAGCACCACTAGCTAGTGAACCTGATCGTACATCATCGAATGATGCATTTTCATAGTCAACAGTTGCCGTCGCTGCTATGCCTGCGCTCGGACTAAATTGAGATGAACCAAATCCCACCATTTTGATATAGTTAGAGCTATTGTTAATTACATCAATGATATAATTGCTTGTACCGTCATCAGCCTTAGCGTTTGATGCTACTGAAACAAATGGGAATCTTTCAAGTACCGTTCCTCTAGTACCTGTAAATAGACCATCCTCATCGATTACGATTGCATGCATTTCATCGTTTGAAGCACCACGACCTGAAGCAAAAGTCGATGTGCCTGGTGCTGCATCAAATTCTGCTACATAAGTCCAGTTATCAAAAGCTGAGTCGCTAGTTGATGTTGGGCATGTTTCTACTTTTAAACTATTACCCAAATCACCTGGATATTTAGCGATAAACACATGGTTATCGCTATCTAATGCTGATAATTGAGTATCGAAGTTGTCGTCATTTTTAACTGTAGGTTGTGTACCAACACTGATATCTGATGCATTCTTTGCATCAGTTGTTGCCATACGTACAGTTTGCATTGACTGTGAATATCTTAGGAAATAAGCTGCGGATAGAAAATCTACAGCATTACTGTCGTTGGGTGCACCAAACGTTGAAGCCAAAGTACCCTCATTATTAATGAGTGTAGCCTGCTCAACTGGGCCCCAACGGAAATTACCAACAAATGCGCCAGTAGAAGACTGCACGTTAGGTACAACGCCAGTTAGATCTACTTCCTTGACAACAATTGCTGGTGACTCTGAAGGTGTACCAATTGCCATGTTTATCTTCCTCTAAAAAATTATATGTTCGGTCATAATACGCTAATCAATTACAGATATTTATAATAATTAAAAATTAGAAAATATCCTCATACTCAATAGCCCATTGTTGACCTAATACCTCTTCAGGTGTTGGCGCAACTTCTTCTAATCCATCGTCTACAAAACCAAATGGGACAACGTCCTCATCGATTTCCTGCATCCTTTGATCAAATAACATTTTCTTTATATTTATGTCTGTTAATTCAGCAAAGTTATTACTCGTAGCAAAATAACCAAACATAACTAGGTTCATCATTAGGTCATCGTGGTTACCATCACTGGCCTCATATGATTGACCCTTTGCTACAAATGTAGATATTTCTAGAATTGTATGCTCATCTACAATCTCTAGTTTATTATTCTCTAATATGTCTTTGATATTTGAACAGCCAAGTCTTTTAGTCTTACGGTTCATTTCTATACCAAGTGCATTAGCTTTGATTGCAGACTCTACATGTAGATTCTCATATTCAAAGTCATAATACATTCCATTACAAACAACAGTCCCCTGATCATTTGACTCAATAACTACATAAGCATCATTGTAGACTTTCGCATATTTATAAATAACGTTTGGGAAGAGTATTGGAGAAATAATATTATTGCGATAAACAGCAACCTGTTTAAAGGGTCTTGTGCTAATATCGATCACATTAAATGTACTATAGTCCTGTCCTCTTCCCTTCGAAACATCTACTGTCATAATATAATCATGTTTCTTTTGTGGTTCCTCATAAATCCAAACACTGTTGCCTTCTAATAATTTTAAAGGTGGTTTAGCTCTGAAGTTCATCAGAGTCTCAGCATTTATAAGCGTATCTCCTGTCCCGAAGAATGTATTACCAAACTCTTGGTCGAACTGTAGCTGACTCGTATTAGCAATAGTTTGTTGCTTCCACTGATCATCGCGACCCGGGACGTCCCACCAGTCCACTCTATAAGACTTAAACTCGTTGACTCCTTGGACTGCTCCTTCCCAGATTTTGTGAAATTGATTACCGATCCCATTAGCTGTACTCGTAATTATTACTTTTGTATCTTTACCTGATGAAATAACTGGATATGTTGATGTATAGAACTCAGCTGCATTCTCAACAAACGCAAATTCGTCGAGATACAGTAGGTTAACAGACATACCACGAATTGATGAACCAGATGTAGCTGCTGACACAATTCTACTGTTATTACTAAATTCTATGGATCTTTTATTGAGAGCCTTACATCCTGGTTGCAAAAAGAATGGTAGGTTCTCGAGCATGAGAGTTACTCTTCCGAGCATCTCCTGGGCTGTCGCTCCCTTGTTGGCAAGTATGGCAATAACTTTCTCAGGATGAAAAACAGCGTACCAAAGCAGATAAGCGACAGAACTAATAGATTTACCAGACTGACGACAAGCAAGAACAATACTAAATCTATGATCGTTGAAGTGATCAAACATTTTCTCCTGGTATGGATAAAGCTCGAAAGGAACTAGGCCTCTGTCAAGATGAATAATCTTACAGTAGTTCGCTGCAAAGTAAGATGGGTCTCTTAAACACTTGGCATACTCTTGTACTTCATGCTGTGTAAAATTGTGTACGACTCCATCTCTTTTTATACTTGCATTACCGAGATAGGTTTCATTCATCCTTCTTGTAATCACTAATGTCAACTATATTGTCCTCTTCATTTTGTAGTAGCATACGCTGCAAATCACTTGTGGACCCAACAAATACATTATTAGTAGTTTGATTAGGGATTTCCTTTGGTTTATCTTCTTTATGGAAGTCTTTTTTCTTTTTGTGAAGATCCATGAGTGAACCATTAATGTCACCCATATTCTTCATCATACCTGATAGAACTTCAAAGGCTCTTGGATGTTCAGTAGCTCTAGCCACCTCCATCATATCTTCGAGAGCCTCTGAGCCTTTAGCTAAGAGGTCGTGATAGATTTGTCTTGAGTATTCAAAATCATTATCTGCATTGTCATCTTTACTCATATTTACCTACCTAGGCGCCAGTGCCTCCGTTAAGGGTTCTTACTACTAGTGCAATTCTATCTAGTGCTGAATCAACAGTTGTTGGAGCTGATCCATTCCACAGTGAAGCAGAGTCTGTCGTATAACCTAATGATGCAGCTGCGAGTGATGTTGTAAAATCACTATCATGGCGAGCTGTAGTATAATACAAGTTTGTTCCTTCGGTAAGGTCTGTTGTGGTTTTTGTACCAAAATCAGAATCAAAACCTGTATAATGTGCTGAAATTCTAGCTTCTACATAAGCTGAATCGACAATATTTGTTACAAAACCGCTGTCGCGGTAAATGTCTGCTTGTCTTAGTTGTACGTAGTCCGAGTCTACAAGAGCTCTGATGCCATCAGAATCTAGTACTCTACCATTTAGATCAGTAAAGTTACCATCTAATTCAGCATGTGTTAAAGCAGAGCCTTTCGTGTTTCTAAGTGTAATGGCCATTTTTTGCTCCTAGGTTGCGAAATAATCTGAGTCTACATAACCATCAAAGACATATGGTTCGAATGGTTGTAGAATATCAATGTCTGTATTGAATCCAAAGTCTGAATCACCTAATATATTACTTGGATTCGGTGTTACTGTTAATCTTTCAATTTGTGCATTTGTATCGTTATCAAATACATCTGCGATTGCTCTTGTAATGACACCTTGCTCAGCAATCGGTCCGTACAAGTTAATTTTCATGTCAAAGTCAATTGTATATATGATGGTCCTGCGGGCTTCCATAGGACCTTCAAAATCGTCAGCAAAGTTTACACCAACAGCTGTAATTGGAATATCCTCTTTGATATCAGGATAGTCATCAAACGGTTTCATTGTCAATGTATACTGCGGATTAAAGAACGGTAAAATTTGTTCTACGATCTGTAGCGCATCATCCTGGGCCTTAGCGTATATATTTAACTGAAAGTTAATGCTATAAGGAACAAAGCTATAGAACCTGTTTCTTATTGTATTTGCAGACCCTGCTTGAAAAAAGTTATTTGTTTTTTGTAGCTGTCTACTTTGATCGTATGTAAAGCTAATAATCTCAAATGACATACGAGGCAGTTTAATTGCTACCTTTGTATCATCATCTAGATCAGGATTCTCTCTGATTCTTTCTAAAAACTTTTGTTTAGGTGCATAAGATAGAGGAACCTTTACTTGATTAATCACTTGATTTGATGAATTAGTTCTTAGCACATAGATGTTATTAAACATTGTGCCAAAAGATGCAACAGCTTTTCTTATTTTCTTATGGTAAAAATGAGTTCCAAACATATCTAAGTCTCGTTAGGGTCGCCAAATGGGTTAGTCTCTGTAAAGTCTAAGAATCCATCACCGACAGTTTCAAAGTCATCATTTTGTTCATTCTCTGCTATTTGATTATCTTCACCAGTTGCAGTCACAAAGCTCTTCGATACATTACCATCAGGATTTGTAGCTGTACTAATAACCTGTCTACCTGTAATAAATTCATGGTATTTACCGTCATCAGCTCCAACATTCACTAGATGTAATATATTATCTGAATCAGAGAACGATGCAACCTCACCAGACATTACAACACCACTTGATAGTGTTTGTGTAACTATATCGTTTCTTACCCAACCGTTCGATGCTGAATCGAGTGTGAGTAGATATTCATAGCCATAGTCTTTTTCAATGTCGTCAATGACGTCTACACCGGTATCAAAGTCCTCACTATTGTACTCGAATAGTTCACAACGTAATTTGTAAGTAGGTAGATTACTTAATTGATAAAATGGCTGCTCATGCTCTACATGCATAATCTGGAACATAGATTTTGAAAGAGGTAAGAATATCAGATCTCCCTCTCTTGGTCTATTGCCAGTAATTTCATTGTCATATCTGTTTACGGTTGTTGTCCATCTACGGCGAGCTACCACAAATGTGGCCTGATCTCTTATCTCAACACCAAACTTAGTAAATAGGTCTCCATCTCCATCAAAGCCATCAGTGTTTTCTACATACATTTCAACTTTATAAGACGAATTAAATCGCGATGAAACATCATCACCAAATATCTCATCCTCTCTTACCAAATCTCTCGGAAGATAGTATACATCTTGACCGTACATCTTAAGAGACTCTATAACGATATCTTCGTATAGATTCTGTTCTGATGTTACCTTTTGGCTGAAATATAAGTTAGTTGCCATGATTTACCCCATAAAGAAATCAATTGGGAGTTCATGATCCATTCTAATCTTTTCTCTCAATCTCTCAATATCTTGAGTTGCATCATCAAATATTTGTCTTCCGTTTAACATTACACCACCAGGTAACTGCATACCTTCAAACTTAATTAGGTTAGCACCCCACTGTTGTTTAATAAGTGCTGTAGTATATTCCTTAAGCCACATGTCATTCCATATAGTTGTATGAGTGGCTGGATCTATAATTGTATAAGCCTCTGCTACAACATAGTCATCCACTTGAATATCATTGTCTTGAAAGTCACCATGTATATAAAGTCTATTTTGTTTTCTAACAAAGTCGACTTGAGGTGAACCTGTTAATTTCATATCTAGTAATGACAAATACTGTTGCATCTGTTCGTAATAAGCTAAGTCACCTATATATGAATGAAGATCAGCAATATCATTTAAATGCATCTGATATTTTATGTCAAAGAAGTTTCTATTAATACTGCCACTAGATAACGGGAACAACTTGGTCACTGATATAACATCTGAAGAAATAGGAATGTATTCATTTGAGATATCAGTTGATGTAATCTGGTGTTTTAGAAACGTGCGGTGTGTAGCCTCAGAATGAAACTCTCTGAAGTATTGTAGAGCTTCATCTACTCTATCCTCTAACTGATCTTCGTCGACATTAATTTCAATTACTGGATCACCTAGTCGGCGTTTGCAGTAATCTATTAGTGTTGACCTTGAATTAGGATTTGCCATTTCGTATTCCTATTTTATCAGTATTTATAATTAATTAAGAAGCGTACCAGAAGCGTCATAAACATCAATTCTGTAATACGTACCTTCTTGACCATCAAGTAAATCTGCATCTAGTGTAGAGCCAGAACCGTCGTTGCCAGCGTGCCATATCTTGTAACTATTGGTTGTTGCAAGATCACGCCAGAACAAATTGCCAGTATTACTTGAAAATAGTATACCCTGCTGCCCAGTTGTATTCGAAAATTTAATAGCCGCTGAATTGACTGCGTGATTACGGTGTATTTCCAAACCTTCAGCAAAGTCATCAGATATAATTTTAACGGCTGGACTGGTACCGTTGTCAAAGGTCACAAACCCATTGAATGTAAGATCTCCAGTCGCCGTGTCAGTCGCATCACTACGTAAGAAGCTACTTCCCTGAACGCCATCTAATGTATCAGCATTTAATCCAGATCCATTAGAATCAACAGTCTTTAAAGCCGTTAATAGTTGTCCAGCTGTAATTGCACCAGTATTACCATTGACAGATAGAACACCAGTATTCGATATTTCGCCGCTAGTTAAACCAATTCCTGTTCCAGCTGAGAAGTGCGCTCGTACCTCACTTGCACTTGGACCAGTATAAGTGATCACACCGGTTGCTGCGCTGTATGTCAGCGAACCGTCACCACCAGCATCAGTAACACTAATAGCATTTTTAGCATCACTATCAGCCCTGACCGTTGTATAGTAAAGATTAGTACCTTCACTTAGATTTGTTGTCGCATAAGGATCTAATGTGATAACCTGTTGGAAAGTACCACCATCCGCAGTTCCAATTGTTATTTTACCTGTAGCAGAGTCGAAGTCAAATGTACTCACACCAGCCACAGAAACTGTGCTAATGCTATCAACTAATCCATATTGATTGACAGTCACAATTGGTACAAGAGATGCTGAACCAAATGTGCCTGAAGAACCTGGCATCTTGGTTTGTACAATTTCTGTAAATGAACCACCATCCGCAGTATTAATTGTAAATGTATGAGTTGCACTATCAAATGCCAGTGATGAAACACCAGCTACTGATACTTCACTAATACTATCAACAAGACCGTATTGGTTTACGGTAATGATAGGTACTTGTGAAGCAGAGCCAAATGCACCAGATGTTCCTGGCATTCTAGTTTGTACTACTTCACTAAAAGATCCACCATCTGCTGTATTGATCGTAAACGTATGTGTTGCACTGTCAAACGCTAAAGAGGCGACACCGGCAACTGATACACTACCAATACTATCAATAAATCCTGATGAATCCACAGTTAAAATCGGTACTAAGGATGCAGAACCATATGTTCCTGCTGTTACAGTTGTATTTGCAGATCTATCAAAGTCTGCAGTAATAAGACCAGCAGAAAAGTCACCAGATCCGTCTTTAGTTACGACTGTTCCAGAAGTTGGAAGCGTAAGTGCTGTAGTACCGCTCGTTGTAAGAGTTGTAGCATGTGCACCTGATGTTGTAAATGTCCCGCCTAATACTAAGTTACCAGTCAAACTAACTGTTCTATTAGCATTGTTTACATCTAGTGTTAGAGTTCTATCAGCAGACAGAGCAGGACTTGCATTGTTTGAAACTATTCTTGTTTCATAAGCTGCAGTTGTTACATCTCTCAAACCAAATGTAGTTAGATCTGTAATAGAACCAGCACTTATAACTGGTGTATTGATCGTAGGAGATGTGAGGGTTTTATTCGTAAGAGTTTCGGCACCATCAGTGGATACAAGTGTAGATCCACTTATTGATGCGTTTAATTGCCCTAATGTAGTTACGAGTGTATTATTAGATAAGTTTAGGGTTTTATTTGTTAATGTTTGAGTTGCGTTAACACCAACAACCATAGACGAATCAAATGTAATAGTTGGTGTTGCAGCATGCGCGGCGGCACCTGTTACAGTTATACCAGCCCCACCTAGTATTGTATCAACATAGTTTCCAGTTGTGTTCGAGTCAATAGCAATGGTATTAGCTCTGACGATTGTAAGAACATCGCCAGAGTCTAGTGCACTTGGAACAAAATTTGTACTTAAAAAGTCACTGAGTTTAACTACCATTTATCTTACTTTCTACGCTTGTGCTTCTGCCCAATTCAATTGTATTGTGCCAATACCCTCACCAGCAACCATAAACACATTAACGCATAATACATCCGGACCATCTGGATATTTAAAATCTCCACCTAGTGGGGCACCTGACATTTCTTTTAATTTAGATAAATCTAATTCACTTGTAATAGCTTCTGTTCTAGCCACACCACCGACAAATGAGAATATTCTTTCTCCTGGTACAGCATAGGTACCGGTAGTCCAGGTAATGTCAGGCCCGTCAGCTACTTGAGCAAATGATGGTTGTCCTCCCTCAGCCTCGCCAGCTAGACCACGCCAAGTAGCATCGCTAAAGTTTTTAGGATTAATAATACCCTGAATCACAACCTCACCTGAAGAGTTATTACCTCTACCCATACTTGCTGCAATTCTTTCTAAAAGCATCTGAGACCTATTTAATAGATCCTTCGCTCCTAATCTACCAACCGAAGAGTTAGAAACTGACGGGGCTAAACGAATTGCTAATACAGTTTGTGGTGAGGTTGTGAATGTAACACCTTCTCTTGCATAGTTAAACAAATAACCTCTGTCTGTTTCAAACCCACCATCCATAATTAGCGAGCTACCCCAGTGTGATAGTGTAGGTGAACATGTGTTTGAAATTTCAATAATACCAGTACCACTAGTGTGTGGAACAGCACCACCAGCAGTTAAAGAGTTTGTTTGACCTTGAAGATATTGAGTTAATGTGGCAGATCTAGTAGCGCCAGTGAAATTACCAGCACCATCAGTAGCACTTCTACCAGTGTATGTAATAATTTCATTATCAATCATGAGAGTTCCAGTGTCATTAAACTCTTGTAAATTATCTACAGGAATATCCGAATCTGCACTATCAATAGCTGATGTTAAGAATGTAATGGGTGAATCATTATCAATAGAATAACGAACAGGCAAGTTAGAAGAACGCATATAAGCTTCATCGTTTACGTTATTATTTTTCATTCTATGGCAGTATACCCATTTACCGTCAGAACCACGAACCATAAAGTGAATGAATCCAGCACCATACCAAGACCATTCAATCCCAATCATTTGCATTTTATTAAAGTCCCAGTTATAACCAGATGGGCCTGTACCATCACATTTATCTAAGTTCCATTTTAATTGTGGAACTCTAACCTCAGATATTTTCTGAGCTCTTACGCCAGATGCTGTTATACCCCTGTAGTCAGGTGTTATATAAGCTGTTGTGTTACTAGCTACAGATGTAATAAAGTGAGTCATACCTCTTACAACGATTCTATCACCTGCTCGAAGTTGATCACTAAATCTTGTATTAGATCCTGTTATCACGCTACTATTTTTTGTAACAGACAGCGTGCCTACAATATTATCTGTTGACGATCTCCTAACAGCAAACATTTGTTGTCCATCATACTCAAAGAATACGCCGTTTTGATCATCAAATACACCAGCACGTACAGCAGATCCTGTCCAACCTGTGACTCTTACTATACAGTTCAAATTTAGTGCTGCTGATGTATCACCCAATGTGCTTTTAGCTAACACAGTAAATGTATAATCATCAACAATAGAGTTAACTGTATATGAATCATCATAACCTGAAGTAGCAATTCCTTCTAAAGTAACACTAGCCCCAACTTGTAAACCATGATCGATATCATCAGTTTTAACTGTAATTGTAGAACCTATACTTGTTCCGCTAGCACTCACTGATTGTAAATCATAGTTAGGTGCAAATAATGTGCCTGATGAGAACAATAAACCTTTACCTGATTGATAGCGGAAGAACCGCTTAGATTGTCTTACAACAGAAGCTGCATATGTAGGTGTTTTTGTTGAAAGAATAACACCACCATCTGAAGGTCTATGAAGAATAGTAGCGTTAGAAAATGCATAAACTGTAGGTGAACCTGGACTTGTAACAGCCGCGCCCCCTCTAGCTGTATATTTTATACTATTTGCTGTTGGTGTTTCTTTTAGAACAAATGGTCCAGTTGCTAAATCATTGTTAGTTCCACTATCCATAATAACATGAAGCGGCGTCCCCGGTACTAAACCATGTGGATTTGTAAAATATAAAGTTATTGTCGATGGATCTCCACCAGAAGATGTAGCTGAGTCAGATGCTGGTATAGAAGCATTAGCATATAAAGCACCCTTACGTGCGATAGCTTCCTCAGTTAACAAACTTTGTCCATCTGATACACCAACTGTACCTCTAGCAAAGAACTGTAGTGAGGTTGAACTTGGCACTGAATCAATTAAAAAGTTACCATCAGCTCTAGAAAACCCTGCAATACCTGGATTTAGACCAGACATGTTGATTACATCTCCAACCAATTGCCCATGATCTGAGTCAAATGTAACAGTGATTTTACTGTTTGTTGAGGATGCCGTTTGATAATCAGTAGTAATATCTGAAAGTGTTAAATCGACACCAGGAATATCGTATGCCGAAGGATAACCTTTTACGGTACCATAACCTGCCCATTTAGTAGGCTGTAGTCCATATTCAAAGTCAGCGTCGATCATTGACTGTGGATTTGAAACACGTGTCCGTTCAATTGCATCAGTACCAAAAGGCCAGGGTCTTACCATTTGCCCATATTCTTCTGTACCTTCAACATAAATCTGTAGACTGTCACCAGCACTCATTGCTGTACTATTATATTGTAAAGTTATAGTTGTATAACCATCATGAGCCTGAGTAAGCGTAGGCCAGTCTGTCGCGTCATCTGCAGCTGTAAATGCCGCTGTAGTACCTGCAAATGTTGTATCTGCAAAGTTATATAGAATAATATTGTCAGTGACGTTAGTAATCAAAAGAATTTTATCTAATGTATAACGACCTGGAATTTCAATTGTACCTACACCTGCTGCTCCAGGTGTGAACACATAATCTTTAATTAACTGTTTTGCCATTGGCTCTGATCCCTATCCTAGAGCTATTGAATATGCTATTGCCTGTGAAGGTGAAGCAAAGTTTGCAACATCTGCTGAATCACCCTTATCGCCTTTTTCACCTCTTTGACCGATCGACGAATAAACCTGCCATGTATTATTTATATAGATGAATTCAATGATACTTTGCCCAATATCCAACTCAAAGTTATCTGCAGTACTTTCGATAGTTTCACCATTTCTGTTTACTGTAACAGAATTATTTGTCCAGTTACTTACATCAATTAATTTAATATAATCTCCAGTTGTAGGAGATGCAGGAAGTGTAACAGTTATTGGCCCGCTAGTAGTATTAATTGCATAACGTCCTGCTGATACGGCTGTAAAGTCTGAATCATATTCTGTGTAGTTAGTTGAGAATACTCTAAAGTCTGAGTCAAACCCTAAGTAAGAGCCTCTGAGTGCTTTAAAGTTCCAAGTACCTAACTCAAATGACGGAGCCGCTCTGTTGATTGTTTGATCAGCAGGGCTTGAATCTAATCCATCTTGTATTAGATTATTAAATGTGTACCATTCTCCATTTGTTGCATCTCTAAAGAAACCTGCTCTACGAATGGTTACACCAGCATCTTCAGAGTATCTACCGACAATACCAATATCAACCGCATCACCTGTATTTGAGTCAGCTAATTTAATTAGAGCATTAGTAACACGAAGGTCATTTTGTTCGTTTAAAATATATGAACCACCAACTGTAAGATCACCATCAACAATTAAGTTTCCGGAAATGGTACCAGCCGCAAACTGAACAGAGTCAGTAAGTCCAACGTCTTGCCCAATTGAAATTTGTCCTGATGATAAAGTTACACCAGTACCGGCAGAAAATTGCGATCTAATCTGAGCTGTAGAAATACCAGTGTATGAAATCACGCCGGTTGAATCGACATAAGCTAGTGAACCAAAACCACTCGCGTTGTTTACACTAATAGCTCTTTTTGCATCACTATCAGCTCTCGCAGTTGTATAATATAAGTTAGTACCCTCAGGTAAACTACTAGTTGATGTGGCTCCAAGATCGCTATCAAATCTTACGGTTGTATAATATAAGTTAGTACCTTCTGCTAGATCTGTTGTTGTATGATTTGAAATATCAGATACTGTACCAGTTACATCACCAATAAACTTACCTGAACCATTTGTACCAGCAGTGACATTATTTACAGCTATAAAGTTTTCAGCTCTTACATCTTTGTCAACACCAATACCACCAGCTGTTACAATAGAACCGGTTGTTTTATTTGTAGATTGTTGAGCATTTGTAAGAGTTAAAATACCTGTAGTACCCAAAGTTAAAAGAGTACTACCGCCATCTAAATTAACTGGACTTGTTCCCACACCAGTTTTTATTTTTAGTTCAGTATTAGAACCCTCGTATCCAATAACAATATCATTACTTGCTGCTGTACCAGTAACACCAATAAAATTACTCACTTGATTTGGTATAGTCAAACCTAATGCTACTGAAATGCCTGAGTCAAAAGCTGAATAGTTTATTACAGAAGTAGCGCTATCACCAAGATTAATATCTTGGCCTATTGAAATTCCACCTGAACTTTCATTATAAAAACTTACACCTGCAATAACTGGATCTGTTCCTATTGCAGATACAATATCACTATCAACTCTTACAGTAGTGTAATATAAATTTGTGCCTTCACTCAGATTTGTAGTAGACTTAGCATTAAAGTCACTATCAAACCCAGCATATTTACCGGTAATATTACCTGAAACGGCTAAGTCGTGGCCGTTACTAACTGTCATCGTCCCTTGAACAGTGACAGCATTTAGGAAAGTAGAACTATCGTTAACTACTATACCGTTTTTTACTTTAAAGTCTTTTTGAGCCATAGTTCACTTTCCCCAGGCGTTAAGATATAACGGTCTTGACAGGTTTAACTGCAACCGTGCCAATTCCTGCTGTTCTCGTAAATTTAAGTCTTATGTTTCCTCCGGAGTGATCAGCGCTCAATGTGCCAATATCGCTATCACCAGTATATGAATTAACCATACCATATTCTGTGAAGAATACATTCGCTTTATTGTAAGTCACTAGTACCTTTGATATTTGTGAGTGACCATTATCAGAGTCATCTAGATGCACTACATATTCAATAGATTTAAATTCACTATTATGAGCTTCAGTATCAACGATGACTTCAGCATCTGAAGCCGCTAGCGTTTGTGTAGGTGTCGTAAATATTTCACCAGCTGTATTAGTTAGTGTGTTAACAGTAACGTTACTAGATGAGTCGACTGATTGTCCAATCGATACTACACCATCAGTTATTGTTACACCTGTTCCACCAGAGAAGTGTGCTCTTACTTCACTCGCAGATGGTCCAGTATATGTAATAACACCAGTGTCTGATGAATAAGATAAGCTGCCATCACCACCATTATCAGTAACACTTATTGAATGTTTAGCATCGCTATCAGCTCTAGCGGTAGTATAATAAAGGTTAGTGCCCTCAGTTAAGTTTGTTGTAGACTTCGTCGCAAGTCTTACATCAAAATCAGAATCGGCACGAACGGTTGTATAATAAAGATTAGTACCTTCTGTGAGATTAGAGGTACTAAACGGACTTAGATTTATACTATCAGATACGCTACCACCATCTGCAGTAAATATAGTAAACAGACCAGTAGAGTTATTATACTGAGCAGAGTCAACACCAGCAACCGGAACAGTTCCTGCTGAATCTAGTTGACCTTGATCATTCACAGAAAAGACTGGAATCTGAGTTGTTGAACCATAAGTTCCTGCAGCAACTCCAGTATTCGTAATGCTTATTTTATCGGTTGCTGAATCATAAGTAATACCAGTACCACCTACAATTGCCGCTCCAAGATCACTGTCAAAATTAGCTTTCGTGTATACAGTTTCAACATCAATACTAAAATCACCAGTATTTGAGTCATAGGTCAAATCACCAGATGCTGAAAAGTAACTTCTAATTGTAGCTGTTGACGTAGCATCGCCTAGGGCAGAATCAAATCTGGTTCTAGTATAATATAGATTAGTACCCTCGGTTAAAGTTGATGTAGAGAAGGGACTAAGTGTTATACTGTCTGAAACACTTCCACCATCAGCAGTAAAGATGGTAAACACGCCAGTTGTATTATTATATTGTGCCGAATCTACACCAGCGACTGGTACAGTACCGGCAGAATCAACCTGACCTTGTGCATTAATTGTTAATACGGGGATTTGTGTAGTAGATCCATAACTAGCAGCTGCAACACCAGTATTTGTAATACTGATCGTATCTGTCGACGAATCGTAAGTAATGCCTGTACCACCCACAATCGCAGCACCAAGGTCACTATCAAAGTTTGCTTTTGTATAAACCTGTTCTACATCAAAGCTGAATTCACCTGTTGTAGAATCATATGTTAAGTCTCCAGCTGCAGAGAAATAACTTCTTATTGGAGCTTTAAATATTCCTAATTCAGCGCTATCAATACTTAGTGTGTTAGTAGCCGAATCATACGTTAAACCATTACCACCAATTGCTGCAGCATCTAAAGATGTATTGAAATCAGAATCAAAGTTATCCTGAGTATATACATTCTCTACGTCAAAGCTGAATATACCAGTATTTGAGTCATAGGTCAAATCACCAGATGCTGAAAAGTAACTTCTAATTGTTGCAGTAGAAGTTGCATCACCTAGCGCACTATCAAATCTTGCTCTGGTGTAATATAAATTTATATTTTCAGTAAGATCTACAGTGGATTTTGTGGCTAATCTGGCATCAAAGTCACTATCTACACGTAATTGTGTGTAATATAGATTTGTTCCTTCACTCAGGTCAGTTGTAGTTTTAATTCCAAATCTTACATCAAAAGCCGAATCATCTCTTGCTTGGGTGTAATAAAGATTTGTACCCTCTGTTAGATCACTGGTTGATGCTGTTGTTAATGCTGAATCCCAACGAGCTTTTGTATAATATAGATTTGTGCCTTCAGCTAAATTAGTAGTCGTGTAATTTGATAATACATTTGTTCCTGTACCAAATGGTCTATTGAAATCCCAAGTTCCCGTAGCGTGTGTATATTCAATAGTAGCACCAGCACCTCCAACAGTAATTCCAGCTCCACTCGCTGTAGCCGAATCAACTGCTGAATCTGCTAATACTATATTCTTATCATTTATTGAGAGTGTAGTTGAATTAACTGTAGTGGTTGTACCATTAACTGTTAGGTTGCCACCAATGGTAATATTTCCAGCTAATTTATCGTCTATAGCAGAATCAACTCTAGCCGTAGTATAGTATAAATTAGTACCTTCAGTGAGATCTGATGTGCTTTTTAACGCAAGATTTCGATTGAAGTCACTGTCATGTCTAGATTTCGTATAATATAGATTATCACCTTCAGTGAGGTCTGTAGTGGTTTTTGTAGTAAACCTTACATCAAAGTCGCTGTCACTTCTAGCTGTAGTGTAATATAAATTAATACCTTCGGCTAGGTCTGTAGTACTTTTTAAAGTGATCCTATTATCAAAGTCTGAATCTACTCTCGCTGTAGTGTAATAAAGATTTATTCCTTCAGCTAGATCAGAGGTTGTATTTGCATCTAGATTTATTGGTGATGTGCCACCAGCACTGTCCTTTACGCTTAGAGCACCGTTGCTATCACTGACCGTCAAACCACCAAGGTTTATTGTACTACCTGATAAGTAAAGGTCTCTAAACCTAAAGTTAGAATCACCCAGATCGTAAGTTTCGTTTGCAGACGGAACTATATTTCCTTCTACAGTAACTTTACCAAATAAATCTAAACCAGCAGCAGTGGTTTCAAGTCTGTGAATATCATTAAAATATAATTCAATGTGGCCACTATCACCATAAGTACGTAGTAATCTCTTATCTGATTTATTTAAAATTGCAAATTGATCGGTTATGACTAAAACAGAGTTACTAGAATCTGATCTGATTAATAACGTTTCACCGCCTGATATTGGATCATTTGTATGAGTAATTAAACCAGTTCTTAAATTTGTTGCCGAGTCAATAATAGCAACATATTCTGCTCTAATGCCATCTAGTAGATTTGAATCTACTCTAGCATCAGTGTAATAAAGATTAGTAGTACCCTCAGTAAGATCATCGGTCGTATTCGCAGATAAGTCAAATCCGCTATCGATATTTGTACTAATAGTTAATCTTGTACCACTATCAGTGAGTGAAACATTTCCACTGGCTGCTAACTCAATAGGTTTCCATTTACCACTAGCACTATCGTATCTTAGAAATTCATTATTAGTGACGTTATCAATATTAACATCATCTAACGCATCTAAACGACCAACAGATACACTACCAATTGCTAATGGTGTGCCTACTGTAATTCTTTTTATTAAAGTTGTACCGGCTGATACTACACGAATAGCCATTACGTCTCCTTAGGTTCTAGTAACCGAAGGCGATACCGTGATCTGTCCTTCTAGGATTCTTTCAACAATAGTGTTATCAGCACTATCAGTAAAAGAAATTTCTACATCATAGACATAACGACCAGCTTTCATTGCAGCTGTTTGAGTATTGGTTAGGGTGAGGTTTAAAAGTCCATCAGTTGCAGGTGATGGTATTTGTGATGAAAACGTAACCGCATCAGAATCACTTGAGGAATAAGTTTTACGAACTTGAGCTGCAGCAGAATATCCTGTCAAATCTTTTGTGGCACCATTCAAATCTGTTAGTTCTAATTGTATTGTGTGATCGGCACCTTGATCAATTGTAAATTCTTCATACTGCGACATCTGAAAAAATCTCTTTTTAAATAACTTTACCTTTATTTATAACAGATATTCTTCCAGTCCTTCATAATACTTTTTGTGTGTATGAGCTTGATTCATTATACAGAATGTTTTTTTCGGATCATAAATGAGTCCGTTTTCATCAATACAATTAGGATCATAAAATTCTACACCCTTTGACCTACTATAATAGTCTTTACTAAAATCAAAGTAGGATAAATTGTTTGATTTATGAGTAATAAATCTATCTAAACCATAATATTTTATTATGTAGTAATCCTTATTACTCATG